ATGACTAAGGAAGAGGTCGCTGAACTGTGTTTTAAAACTGTGAGGACTGTCACGGGTTGGGATGAAGGAAAACCGATGCCACCCGAATGCAAAAGGCTTATGCGTATGGCAAAAGGTCGGGAACTCAGCGTAAGTGAGGATTGGGAACAGTTCAAAATGTTATACGACAGTATGGAGCTGCCGACAGGCCAAGTCGTGAGGCCACAACAAATTTTAGCCGGAATTGCGTTGTTGGGGATTCAATCGGAGCTAGAGATTAAGACTTCAACACACTTACTTGGTCTTGCTAGAGCGATAGCTAATATAAAGAAATAGGATTAGAAAAGTATGATTTTTCTAGCGCGAGTTCTGAGTTGAGTGAGCACAATTAACGTGATGTGATTTTTATTGGTAGAGTAGCTGCGACTGGAACATTGAAATTCCTTGTTTAAGTAGCCAGTCCTCCTTTTTGGTCATATCAAGGAGAAAGAAGCCGAACCTTTATCGAGAGGGTTCGGCTTTTTTATATATAACTTGTTATGGACTGATGCCCTTTATCGCTTCAATTATGTCGTCTATCTTCTTCGAGCGAGCTAAGTTATACAACGAAGATACTAGCCAAAATACAGTAGCTAATGAAACAAACAGAAAAAACGCACGCCATGTCGCTGCGTCAAAGTAGAAAGCCTTAAATTCTGTCGTCACAAAGACAGCAAGTATCGTTAACAGTATTGAAAGAGGAGCTATCCATGCGCCTTTTTTCTCGATCGAAATGCTGTGTTCAGTCAAAATTAACTTTAGTTTATCTTCAGGGATTTGAATGAGCTTTTGTTCCGTATTGGAAAATACTTGCTTAACTTCTAGGTGATTAGTTGTGAAACCGCCATTTTCTGACATCAATTTTCACCTTCTATGGTGAATTGGAGCGTAATATGAGTAACACCGCCTGCAGATGTACCGAAACCAGATACGAACAGGCTTCTATCTTCAGTTTCTCCCATTTTCATTGATGGAAATGAAACGCCGATACCTTCAAAGTTCGTTAATGTAAATAGACCATAATCATCTATAGCTTCAACTGTAGTAGTTGATATATTTTCATCACTATTTTTTTTAAGTACTAGTTTTAATTTAACGTCCCAATTTATAGCTTTGAATTCTATCCATGCTTCTTGATCGTGTGGTAGAAGAATAGTTTCGGTATGGATAACTTGCATTCCACCAATAGTTGCAGCCATAAAGACACCTTTGACATTGTAATTTGACTGAGATTATTACATTCTTTCTTTGAATTGAACAACTTAAAACTAAAGATTAGTCATGTGAGTGTTGATAGGTAGGTCGAATTTACCCCCGTGATACAACACGGGGGTTGGCTTCCTCCCGCCGCGCTCGTCCTCCTCAGTCTTCGTCGTTCTCACTTGTTGTCCGTCAGCACTAAAAGAGATCCTTTTCGACACTCAAATGATCTTAAAGAAAGCCAGTGAACACAAAAAAGCCTTACCGATGTGGCAAGGCCTTAAAAAGCTATTCTGGCAGGATGAGGGAGGGTGCTACATAGATGAGCATGGGCAGTTAGAAACACTCACCAGTTGAGACCTACGGACTAATAACCTCTACAGTGTGGCTCGGTGCCTCGTTCGCGCTTCGCTCTCTCTTATCCCTGCGGGGCTACTCAACGATAGACTGTAATCCTTTCAAAGCATCAAGGTAGTCATTTACTGCAAGCTCATTATCGTAGAGCTTCCGCTTTAGCTTCTCATTTAGCATTCGTTCTTTTTGATACAACTCTTGATACTTAAGTGCGTCATAGCCACCTTGAACTAGAGCTTTAGACATGGTTGATGTCTTCGTCAATTCTTTTAGCTTGGATAGCATTTCTTCATGCTTTTCAGTATCTCGAATAGTAATAGCCATCATTTTTCCTCAATGCCGGTTTATCCTGGTTTGATTATGATAGCATTTTTGGTGATTCGTTCCAGGATAAAAACCTTGGTTTGATAGCATTCCAAGGTTCTCGATCAAAACACCGGTTCGTGTTTTGATAGCATTACCCAACGAGTTAAAACAAACTGACATCAGCTCGACTCACTTCTGGCAAAGTGGCCGAGGCAGCTGCGTAAGGCTTACATGTTATCAACTTCGACAGCTGGCCTCTGTTCAACTTCAACAAGCAATCATCAATCCGGTCAAACGTAATGTCGTAAGCTTTTAGGAAGTGTTCGTTTACAGAGTAGAAACCATCGAGCGCTTCCACCTCGATGCTAACATGACGTTCAATAGAGCCGTTTTTAATAGCGAAGTTCACACCCGTTACAAACGCTTTCTTAATTCCCTCAAAAGGAAGCACCTCAGCTATAGGAACATGAGAAAGGCTATCTTTGTCAGTGCTTTTACTGCTATCCCCACTAGAAGATACATCCCCAGAAGCTTCACTATTTTTGATAGGTAGTGTTTCACTTTGCTTAGGAACGGCAGCTGAAGACGTTGCTTGTCCCGCTTCCTCCACCGTCTCAGTAGTTTCAAAATAACGATTGGATAAGTCATAGATTATGTACCCGAAACAGAATATGGATAAAAGGAAAACCAAAATAGCTTTAGGGCTACGAAAAAGCGTATTCATAGCGAGTTGTTGTTTAGCGCTGCCTGTCCCCGTCGATTTGTAGAGCAGGAAAGAATCTAGAGGGATTTTTTGATTGGTTAAGTTGACGTCTTTCTTTTTGGGTATGACTGGAGTCGATACCGATTTGTCATGTTTCAAGATATAGGGATTTCGTTTCGTCCAGAAAAACTGATCGCGCCCCTTGTGAAAGAAGTTCTGGTTAGCACATGCCTTAATCCCTGAATCGATTTGCTTCCAATCTGGTGAAAGCAACTCGATATCCCAGTCATATTTTCGGTGTCTCATGAACCCCTCATTGAAGCTATGAGGATAGATAATTCTGCCTTCTGAATCGTACTCAGCAATCCCTCTATCATCTATTTCTGAGTCTTCTAGTTCGTCCATGTTCGCAGGGGTGTAACGAGAGTTAAAAAAGCGTTCATAGTCTTTCGGCAATAAACCGTCACGAGGCGATTGGGTGATGAAGTCAGACAAAGGTTTGTACTTCACTTTACGTATGTCAAAGCCAACGTTTTTAGAGAAGATATCCTGGCACTCATCAATAACGATGAGTGCGCCAATAGGGCACCAACAGAAGAAATGCGTCCAAAGGTGAACGCCAGATTCATCCCTAGAGCTAATACGAAAGAGTTTAGCGGTGCTAGGGAATTGGATATTAAATCGCTCTTCAATGACGGTTAAGGGCTGCATACCCTCGATGTTAGTTACAACTGTTCTACCTGCCTTTAAAGCTTGGTAGATAGAAAAGTAAGCCGTGTATGCCGACTTGTAAGAGCCATTAGCGCCCGTTCTTATAGTAATAGCCATTATCTAGATAACCTCATCACTAAAGCGGTAGTGAAGAAGTTAGCCCAGACAGCAAGGCCTTGAGGGACGCCAAACTTAAACGCATAAAATCGTAACTCGTCAGGCAAAGCATTAAAAGCTTTGGACAAAATGTCGTTAAAGCCGATCTCTTTTAAGAGGATTTGAGCCGAGTTATAAGAGAGCTTAATGAACTCCAATTCAGCTTTTAATTTCATCTTAATCATGAAAATCTGAATGTATGAAAAGAGGTCTAGCGTCATTTGGGGGATAGCTTTAAAGAAGTCAGTGATGAATGACATTTGTAGGCTAATCCAATCAATAAAAGAGTAGATGTAATCCATAACTAATCCTTACCTAACATTCTGATTCCAGACAAAACAAACAAGAACATCACAACGGCTGAGATGAGCGTGGCGTTATCGAGTAGGGCAGAGAGCACGCCCGATTTGAAAGAGCGTTCAGCATGGTTAACATTGAGATTTAAGGAGTGCTCTTTATAAGTACCGTTGTTGAAAGAGCTGGTATCGATAGAGAATAACGCTTTGAACTTTTCAAATTCATCGGTCATTTCTTGTTTGATTTCTAGGACTTCATTTTGCACTTCAGCAATTTGATTTTGAGTGACAATGAAGCCCTCACCATCAAAGCCATAATTAGGTTCAACAAAGTTATTGTTGTTAGTAACACCATCAATCAGGTCAGTTAATTTGCTTTCTACGCCCGACATGTCAGAAGTATCTAGACCATCTATTTTGTCAGATAAAGACTGAAGGCCTGTTTCTAAACTAGTTAAATCAACCGTTGAAGAGCCGCCTGAAATTGATGATATTTTGCTATCTAGTTGGTTTAACTTTTCGCCTTGAGCCAGAGCCAACTCGTAAACCTCACCTAAGCCATAGTTAACGCCATCAATACTGTTTTTTTGCTCTTTAAGTAGCTTATTGTTTAGATGAGCTTTAGCCGCGTTTTTTAACTGTTTGATTTGTGAAGGTGTTAAACCTGAACCATCACCACCAGACCCGTCGGTGTTTAACTTGTTAATGATTTCAGCCGTACGTCGATAGACTTCTGAAAGGTCATTTTTAATATCGTCTGTTTGTCCCATTACATAACGTGAATTAGAAGCAGCTTCACCAGACGATTGACGAGCCCTAAAAACATCATCTTTAATATCATCTAAGTTTCTATTAACAACAAAAAAACCACCCTCAATAGCACTTTTTAAAGAGTATTTAGTATCACTTAATTGATTAAGAATAGATGATTGAGTATTACCTTGAGCCAGCGATAAAGCGTCTAATTTTGATTTAAAATAACCATCATTCTTATTAATTGTAGAAACAAGGGAACCGATAGACTCTCTAAAATCCGTACGCCTAACACTTCTCAAACTAAGGTCACGCAATGCACCCGCTAAATCACGGTTATTTTCGGTTAAGTGTTTTATTGTATAGCGATAAGAGCGACAGTCTTCATCATCTGTATTACAACCGACAGGCTCATTAACATCTGAAAGACGGTCGTAAAAATCATCAATAGAGTCGGGGACGCCATTATCATTATCATCGACAACAACTCGATCACTTTTATATGGGTCAGGGTCTTCACCGTTGGGAGTTCCATCGCCATCCCAATCTTCTAAATCGTCGTTAACACCATTTTGGTTAACATCATTTTCAAAAGGGAACGGCTCAGGCGTATCACCAGAGAAGCGGTTAATCTCATCAAAAGCACAAGTGCTACCCGTATAAGTAAATTTATTCGTCCACTTATTACCCTCTACAGATATAGAAACTGAACCCGCCGTCATCCTACAAGCAGCACCCGTTGAACGATCACCAATGCAGTAAGAGCGAGGATTATCACCCCAAATATAAGCGTCCCAGGTTAAGTTTTTTCCTGTTCCCTCCAGTATCTTACAAGAACTAACGCATACACCATCAACTTCAACTTTACCCGCGCCACACTGCAAAGCATTGGAATTGAAAGCGACAAGAACTAAAAGAAGAGAGAGGTATTTTTGATATTGTTTCACTGTAAAACCCCAGATAAGAAAACGCCCCCAAACTAGGAGGCATTGATACCCGTATATACTCCATATACGAATGACATAGCCATAACCACCCCAAACAGGACGGTTACGACTTGAGAGACAATGTCTCCCATTAGTTCCCCATAGAGTTCATGATAGCGCGAAGACCAAAGCCAATCGCAGCAAGACCGATAAGACCAACCACAACTAAACCGTAGTTAGATTGACCAGTCGTTACAGCTTCGTTGATAGCCGTTGTGATTGCAGTGTTATCAGCAAATGAAGAAGCAGATACAAATGCAGTAGAACCTAGAACCAATAGACGTTTTTTCATGATATTTCCTTTTTTAAGAGTGTGTTACTAAAAGTTGACCCTTAGCCTTTGCCAAGAGTTTTTAAGATTCGTCCTAGCACATGGCCAGAAACGAAAGATAATAAAATCCAACCTGAAACAGCGGTGTAGAGTTCACTGTCGATGTTCAAAGATTGAGACGCAGAGACTAAATTGTTGTATTCAGAATCTGTGAGCATTACGAGCTGACAATCAAAGTCGGTTGACGTTCTTAGATAACCTTGCTGAGTGGTCGTAATGCAGTTCATTGTTAAGCCTTACTTGAAGCACTTTTTTGACGATTGAGAGAGCCAATTTCAGACAAAAGAAAGTCTCTTTTTAGCTCTAAATCTCGAATCGTTCTCGTTAGAAGCAAGCGGTCAATCCAATCAATTACAAACGAGCAAACACGACCAAACAGTGAGAACACGACCATGGTAATAATTAGGGCTTCAATCAGTACATCCAAATCATCGCCAGTTAATTGATAAACGACCGTTTCCATAATTAAGCCTTGTTAGCTTTCATAAAGTTATCAAAGTGCTTTCTAACTTCATCATCAACAGGGACAAGCTTGTTCACTAAGATATCAAGTGGATCGTTTGGGTTAGCACCAAAGCTCAGTTCGTAGTCACGGTTAGCAACAAAAGCGCGAGATTGGATAAGCTGACGAGCGTAGGCCACATCAATTTTCAACGCTTGTTTGTTGTAAGGGATGTCAGTCGAGTAACCGATACCCGTTTGCTGAAACTTCTCGTTATCGACTTCTTCAACAGCACGTAGGACAGACAATTCCGCAAATTCCATGTTGGATTTAGGGAAACGCTTGATAGCAATACCAGTTATTGTAGGCATATTCTTGACTCCAAAATTTCGATTTTCTGTTTAGTGTATTCGTCAGGAATACCCAACGAGGTTTCAAAGTTTGCGCGTCTATGGTGCGTAGGAATGAGCATTCCGAATGCTTCACCCAAGTCACCCTCAGTCATTGCAACAACTTCAGATAGAGCTTTGCCACATTGGCGACGAACCCAAGCAATACGAGCGAAGAACTCAAGACCCGCTTTTTTCTTGTTAAGCTCAATCTTCATTGGTTCAGCAGGGTCGATACTGGCCGAGAAGTCACACAGACCAGCAAAGGCCGAAGCAGGCGAGGCGAGTAGTGCCAAATCGCACTTCTTCAATTCCACTTCATTGCGGTACCAAATTACTTCAGGGTCAGCGATGTTTTGCTCGAACTTCTTGTTGTACACACGCCAGTAGATTGCAGAGGTACGAGAGCCAACAAGAACGGCTTCCTCTGATAATTCACCGGATTGTGAAACGCGCTTATGAGGAACCATTGTGGGACCACGTCCACGAGAAGCAGTGCGAAATGCTCCCTCATAAAAACATTTCTCAGCATACTTACAGTCAAAGATTCCGGTGTAGTCATCCACGCATAGATCCAAACGGGCTAGGCGAGTGATACCCAAAAGTGACAACCACCAGTGCACCTTTTTGTGTGTGGTGAAGTCGAACAACTTAGCGCAACCCGTACCATTGATTTGCACGTAGACCGTATCGTTGTTACCGCCAACACCAACCAAGCCACATTCAACCGTTCCCGTAGAATCGTAAATCACCATCGAATCTTCATAACCATGTAAGCCACGGCCACGCATAGGAGAGATACGAAAGTTAAAGACTTTAGACATGAACTCATCAAACCTATCGGCTAAAACCTTGCGACATTTGTTACGGTGTGACTCTATTGATTTCTCTATCGCTTCAGGTGAGTTAAGGCGACCGTTAACGGTTTTCTTTTTAAACTCAGGAAACTGCATGTTGATAAAGTCTTGTTCGTTCGAGCTGTCCAAGTGTCTAAGCGAGCCATACGAAAACGAAAAGGCTAGGTGATCCACTTGAACCGGACGAATCTCATCATGAAACTTATGTGGTTTTTTAGATGGCATGGAACACACCCTTAACCAAAAGCTCTTGGTAGTTCTCATCGGTGATTTCAACAATCTGAAATGACACCATGCCGTAATGAACTTCCATGAACTGGAAGAACTCACGCTGAGACTTAAAGAAGTTATGACCCCAAGGAAAATAGGCGTTGATGCCGTGATTGGGTTCGTTGTCGAAGTAGATAGAATCCATGATTAATCGCTCACAACATAAGAGACTTGAGCTAGAGGCCAAGAGTCTTTGAGGTGTTCAACAATGCTGTGTGCGTCAGACGCGGAAAGGAACTTACTGTGAAAGTGTTGTCCTGTAGTGATCACAAAAGGCTTACCAAAAGACGAAATCCCAAATCCTGCAAAGTAACGAGGAAAACACCCAGAAACTAAAAGAACGTTAAACATAACAACCACCTTGACTGATTATTGAGAATTGGAGTGACCATCTAAGCCGAGCTATAAGCGTCAAGGGCAAACAGCCCAAACCTAGACAGCCAAATCAAGTGAGTCCTGATTTGTGCATACTATAATATGCAGAAAACAGGACTGACAAGCCCGCTTTTTGGATACTGTCGGTATACAATTGAAGGAATTGGAGGGACAACCATGTACCAGAATAAACTGTTAGATGCCTATAAAGAGGCTCAAAACTACGTACAAGATAAGCAGATTGCACACGACTTAGCGTTAAGTCGTCAGAAGATAAGTAATATTAGAAAAGGCATCCGCTATCTAACTGAAACAGAAGCACTTTTTATTGCTGAAAGGATTGGTTTGTCAGAAGAAGAAGTCTTAGTGTACTTAGCCGCTGACCGCAGCAAAAATCATAAGGCTCAGATGGCTTGGCAGAACATCGCAAAAAAGTTTAACGGACTTAATATGTCAGGTGTATCAATGGCTTGTGGTAGTTTGGCGTTACTGGCGACCACCCCAGTTGACCCCACGATTCAGTGCGTATTATGTACGTTATGTTAAATTGGTTTTGGCGTTTATAAGGCAAGTATCTTTGTGTGATGCCCTGCCTTTATTTGGTGTCGATATTCTCTGATTTATACTGTGTATTTAACCATATTGGCTATTTACCATAAAATACCTAATAACCAGTGATAATAATCTTCGATTTTACCCCTGGCATTAGTTAGAGCTTAACCGCCAGCAAATTTAACTTTGTAGCCTTTTTTTTCAAGATGCGCTTTGAGCTTGTCACGAGCGTCGCCTTGAATCTCGATGTTGCCATCTTTTACTGAGCCGCCGCAGCCACACACTTTTTTGAGTTCCGCGGCCATTAGTTTTAATGGTGCGTCATCTAGGTCTAAGCCCGTTACGATAGAAACGCCTTTGCCTTTACGGCCTTTGGTTTCTTTTTGGATTCGAACGATACCATCGCCTTTAGGACGTTGGACTTTCTCTTCTTCAGGTTTAATGCGACCTGTTTCTGTTGAATATACTAGGCTCATAAATTACTTCTTTTGTTGCTCTGCTTTTTGTTTTGCGAGTAAGTAAGCTTCTATATGACGCTGGATTGCAATCTTGCCGCCTTTGATAAGACGCCCGTTAAACATGCAATACCACGCGTTAGGCTCACCGGTGTCATTCTTGATCTGATAGCCGTTGAAGTTTTCAGTTAGGCCACCAGTTCCTCTCGACTTATTTAATGCAGTGAACTCTTTAGGGTCAATAATAGACGCCGTGTCAATCCACCAATCAATACTCTTCTTCACGGCAGCTAGGTTGCCCTGAATCACATTGTTTTTTAACTTAGCACGCCAAATGGTGTTATTCGCATCCATCGATTGCAGATGGACGCTACGGTAAATTGAATTAGCCAT